GTATTTGTAGAAACATTCCAAGTTCCTTTGTACTCCATTACGGAGTTTGGTAATTGACTAACTAAAATCTTACCATTAACATCTAATTGTGGAATACCCAATGAACCATCAATAGGTAGTGAACTTACTACCCCACTTGTAGCCGTTAAAACCCCACTTAAATTTCTCACTTTCGCACCTGCTGAAACTACAATTTGATTTGCCATCTTATATTAATTTATAACTAAATTATTGAAATAATGCCCTAATAAACTCCCCACTTTCTAATACCCTTCCAAATGTTAAAATACCTGTCGCACTTACCCACTTCACTTGTTCATCAACTGCCGTTCCTGATAATAATATTTCTTGAACATCAATACCACCACGTGAAACATAAAGACAAGATTTACCTATCATATCCGTATATGTAATAGTAGTTTCGCCACCTGATGCAACTGTTCCCTTTGTGTAAACCGCACCTCCAGCAACAATAACTGTTCCACTTGGATTGATTGTAGTTCCTGTTGTTCCGTATGCTCCTGTACCCTGTAAACTAACTGAATAAGTCGCTATGTCCTTATAAGGTGCGTTAATTTGTAAACTTGTTAAATTACAATTACCACTAATCACTACCAAACCATCAATTCCATTGTCAATAACAAACTTTACTAAAATTGTTGTTCTATCTTGTTGTTGTTGAAGTAAGAATAAATAGCCATAACCATCCAAAGTTATAAGACCATCGCAAGTTACACTCCAAGTAGCTATGTCGTTTTTGTATTCTCTATACCAAGCACTCGTTTGGCTTGTTACCTCTTTTTGGTCAACACTTACACTAAATGTGCAATTTGTAGAACACGAAAACGGAATATCCCTACCGCTTGGGTAAGTCTCCGAAGCTGGTTCGTGATAATAAAGTAAAATATTTTTTCCTATGACTGCTTGAGGCATCTTAAACGTATTTTAAATTTGTTTTATTAGGGTAATAATTATTTAAATAACATCTTAATGTATTAGAATTTATTCCTAATAATTTAGCTGCTTCTTTTGCACTTTCGTAAAAAATACCAGTTTGCAAATCTAAAACAACTTTTGATTGTTTAATTGAGTTTGCTATTTTAGTAGAATTTGATAAACCTGTATTATAAGAATGTTTAATATTTTCACTATGATTTACCCATTCTAAATTTTCTAATCTATTATCGGATTTGATACCGTTTTTATGGTTAATATGATTTTTATCTAGCACCTTATTTAAGTATGCTTCAGCTAAAATTCTATGTACATAGGTTAATTTTTTACCTTTATCATTATATAGATTTACTACATAATAACCAGTTTTACCAAGATAATTTTTTAATTTATTACCTGTTTTTACATTAGTTACTTCTCCTAATTCATTTATAAAATAATTAGGATAGTTATTTATATTTTTACCAATTACATTGTCTGCCATAACTACAAAGTTAATTAATTAAAAGGTACTCCGTTTACTGTGAATATTGTTTCTATTGTGCTACTTATCTCCTCATTTGAAATGTCTAATAAAGTAGCTTGAGTTTCACACCCTACTATGTCAATAGTCATATTCCCTGTCATATATCTATTTCCTTCAATGTTTATTTGTGCTGGGTCGGTATCTAATATCTGCAATAACTTATTAGCAGCAAAATTACCATTAGTTGTTGTTATTCCAAATAGGTTACAATCCACATTTATTAAGTTCCTTCTATAATTGTTTATGTATTCTTTCATTATAGTTTGGCTTAAACCATCGGTAGGGGTTGTGTAAGGTCCGTAACGATACCATCCTGTTGCCGATACAAAGTTACCTGATACTAATTGTTGAATAGTTCCATAAGCCATATTTGCTTGTGTTCTATTAACCCCATCGCCATCATAAATAGGATAACCCAATGGCAAATCCATTTCTAATTGATATTGATTATTAGCATCAACTATTGATGTAGATGTAATTAATGATAAAGGAGAAGTAAAGGTCAATCCAAATGAACCAATCTTTACATTAGTAGCACAATTCACTATATCTTGAGTTAGCATATAAGTTATTGCTAAAGTGCCATTTATAGGAATTGGTGGTGTTGTTATTGATACCTTATTTATTTTATCTTCTTCTACTAAAGGTACTTCATAATAATTATCAAAAGGTGCAACGGAAGCATCTTGCCAAACGCTATCAACATTTAAATAATAAATTGCTGCACCACCGCCGATACCTGTTATTTGTAATTGTATTTGTCCTCTTACCTTATCAATACTTTGTTCAAAAAATGTTTGAGTATATGTTAAAGTGTCATTTTCGGTTACATATCCAACAGGGTTTGTGTGAACCTCCGTTAATCCTGTAACACCTGTTGATGTTCCTAATGTAATATTAAACCAATCACTAGCCTCATAAGGTTTGCTAACTATTGTAACGCTTCCGCCTGAACCTTGATTAAATGTTTGCCATAATGTAGGAAATCCACTTGTTAAACTCTTTAGGTTTGGATTTGAAATATAGTTAGGTGAGTAACTAATATCGTATCTATAATTAAAATTGTTATAACCTTTTTTAAATAGCTTCATTTGGCTATTATTAGTAAAGTATAAACCGCTTGTATTTCCTGTGTATGGTTGAATTTCGCTTAATGTATTGAATGTACCTGATGTAACCAATGTTCCATTTGGTGTATATTCCGTAAAATATGTGTAAGCAAAATATGGAGCAGCAGCAAATTCATTAACCGCTACAATATACCATTTGCCATTGGACTGATACAATTTACAACCAAATGACTTTAATATTTGTGATAATACTTCTAAACAAGGTATATATGTTTCATCATCATTTTGAAAGTAAACAGGTCTTAAATAGCTTTGATTAAATGGTTCGTATTGGCTACCATCACCCCTATTTGACATTCCTGCTGCGTAATAAGAACAAGCAGTAATAAGATTTAATCCTGTTGGGAATCCTATTTTAGCTAAACAAGAATATAAAAAATAAAGAACCGATTGCGGACTTAATTTAGTGTTACCAACTACATTAGTTTCGGTAAATGTAAAAGGAATGTAATCTAACATTCCAAGTCCATCAATAGCATTAAAAGATAATTCTTTTCTGCCTGTGGTAAATGAGTATTGAACCAAATCACTTAAAACCCAACCTTGCCAATAAATACTTCCATCTATAAATAACTTAACTAAATATTTCCTATCGTTTAAAGTTGTAAAGTCAGGCATATTATCATCATCATCAGTTACATCAATACTGACATTTAACTGACTTGCATAGATAGGTTCATAAATATCATCACTTCTTGGGATGTATTGTAACTGAATTGCAGTTGCAGGATATTCAACCACCGCAGCAACTACTTCATCAATATACATTTCAACAACCGCAACTTCATTGTTTTTGGTTGCAGCAGTTATTTGGTATTTTAAATTATATGCCACCTCTCCTTAAATTTAATGATGAATTAGACCTTTGTAATGCTAAAACCAAATCATTGCCTCTTAATACAAATGAACCGCTATTCATTCCACCGCCTGAATTAGCACCACTTGTAAATGCGTTTCCTAATATGCTATCTAATTTAGACAAAGGCATAACCGCTTCGCTTTCTCCACCTTCACCTACCATTGCGAATGTTGGTTTGCTTACTATACCACCTTCAGCCATTGGAGTAAATCCTAATAATTTTCCTAATCCACCTAATAAACCACCTGTTAAATCAGTTGTAGTTCCAGCTGCACCTCCCATTCCCAATGCTGACATAATTGCTTTAAATAATAAAGCCTTTACAACCATTTGTGCTAATTGTAGTGTTAAATCTTTAAATACATTTAAAACTGATTCACCAATATTTTCTCCATTTGCTAATGATTGGAATATATTACCAACACCATCTGCAATAAATTGAGCAGTTGTGGCTGCTTCATTTAATAAATAATTAAATTTAGCTTGTTCGTGTGCAGCATCGGATATTGCAGCAGCCTCTACAATTGCTTGTGATGGTCCTTTACCTAAAAGTCCTTGTGGTGCTGGTGGTGCAACAGGAGATGGTTTTTTCTCTTGTGCAATATATGTTCCAACTTGTTCAGGAGTTAATTTTCTTAAAGCTAATAAAGCACCAAATGCTTCGGTTTGTTTCTTTAATGCACTTGTTGATAAATTAGTAGTGTCATTAAATTTAATTTGGTCGCTTATTACCGCTTTATATTGCGTATTTAATTGAAGTAAATTTGCATCTACATCTTTAATTGATTGAGCATTTTGGTTTAATGCTTTATTTGCTAATGTAGTATTTAAATCAACAATTGACATAGCAGAACCAGCACCCATAATGGCTGCTTTTACAAATTCATATGCTTTTGTAACACCACCAACACTACCTCGCATTTCCTCAAAACTTTGAATCTGCAATCTTACTTTCTTTGCTTCTTCTTCTGCAATGACTGTTGCAAATGCTTGTGCTAATGCTTTACGCTTTAATGCTTCAGCAATGCTATCAATAACTATTTTTAATTTAGCACCATCTTGAATGTCTAATGCTTGTAATTCTAAATTACCCTTATATGTATTTTTTAATTGTGCTAATGCCCTTTCTCTTTCAGTTGTGCTTCTTGTACTATCATCAACAATACCATTTAAAATAACAAGTTTATCAATCTCCGCTTGAGCCTCCCCAACACTTTTTGACATTGTTGTATTAAACTTTGACAATGCAACATCTGCTGAAGATGTTTGACTTACAAAATTTATTATTTCATCACCAAAAGAAACTATTAAAGAAGAAACAACACCAACCGCCAAACCAATACCTGCTGGACCTATTAAAGCCGAACCCATTGCTTTCAATGCTGAACTTGTGCTACCACTTGATGCTTGTAACCTTTGGAATGATTCTAATAAAGGGTTAATGTTATTTGCAATACCCATAAATCCATATGGAGCATCCTGTGCAACTCTTGACAAGTTTGACAAAGCCATTGTAGCTTGTCCACTTGCATTTGGCATCTTTTTAAAAGCAGTACCTAATTGAGTTGTGGCAGCAACAGTTTCTTGTATATTTTGAACGGCTTGTTTATTGTCAGCCGTTATCGTAATTTTTAATGTTTCTTGTGCCATTTTATTATTTTACTCCGTACAACTTTAATGTCCTTGCAAGTTGTTCTTGCGTTATTTTAGGCTTTTCTTCTTCCACTTCATCACTAGGCAAAGGGAAAAAGGACTTTATACTTTTCGGGTTTTTATCCGTTGAATTTGACCTATAAATCATATAAGCTAAAGTTCTTGTCCTTTCCCATTCCTTTATCTGCTGATTCTCATAAGCCTTTTTATATAATAAAAATTCCCGCCAAGTAAGTTGCCAAAACTCATTAATTGTCAAGCCAACTTCTATTGCGAGAATAATTATTGAATCCCAGCTATATATTCCTATTTTTTTTTTCCTTTGTCTTTGGTTACTTCGGCATTTTCTTTTGTTTCAGGAACCATTGATGTTTGCATAAATTTAATAAAATCTATTAGCTGACCATCTTTTGCAGATAACCCACCAACCTCATCAATCCAATCGCAAACGATAACATCGTTAAATTCAATTGGTTGATTTAGTGTCTTACATCCGCTTTCAGCAGATGCTTGGATTATATGCACAATTGTTCCTAATTCAAAAGCTCCACTTGATAAAATATTGATTAAGTCCAATAGAGATTTATTCTCTAATTCGCAAAATCTTTTCATCGCCCAAGTACCCCATTTTAAAGGGATTGTTTTGTTGTTGTTCAGTCTTAATTCAAACATAGTTTAGTTGTTGGTTTATACAGTTTCAGTTTGTGCAATTGGTGGAACACATACTACAAATGTTGCAGTGAATTTAACATCATCAGCATCATCTGCTTGTACTCCAAAGTCGCTAATAAATACAGTGCTTGTTGAAAGACCACCATAATATACATCACCCGCAGCTGGACTAGCTTTACCCATTTTGATGGTAAAAATAGTTCTTGCAGCGTGAGCAGCATACAATTGTTGGTAAGAATCTTTACTTGGAGTTCCTGTTTCATCAATAGCAAATCCTTCACACTCAAAAGATTGAGTAAATACAGGACTTGATGTGTATGAGTTACCACATTTTGAAGTTGCATCAATTGTGTCGTTAGTTGATGTCAATGAGTTTGTTGTTAAACAAGCCACAGGTAAAAATGTTGTACCTCCAGCTAAATCTGCTAAAAGGAGATAGTCCCTTCCTGATACTTTAGTTTCTGCCATTTTATTTTAATTTTGAGTTATTATTAAATTATAAGTTATTATTGTTCTAAATACATTGTCCAAAGGGTTTAAACCATCTAAATTTCTAATTGCACCCACCACCAAACTTGAAGCATAAAACCCATTTGAAAGGGTAATATTTGTGTCGGAATTGATTGCAGTTAGTATTAAATCGCTTATCGTTTCGGCTCTTTTATATCCAAAGTTACTATTTTTTATGACAATGTCAACATCAATGGTAACTGCATTGGTGTAACTGATTTTACCTTGTTCTTGATTAGAAGTTCTACCTGTCATAATCACATATTCATTTACTCCATTATCAGGTGAAAAGCCATCATAAACAGGCAATCCACTTGCACTTGTCAAGTTGGTATAAAACCACTTCTTTATTTCTATATTAGGATTAAGCATTTAATAATTTATTTAGTCTTTGTATAAGTTTAGGTTTTTCTGCTTCGTAAGCTGGAACTAGAAATGGTTGTGGTCGCATACCTTTTCTTAATATGCTTAAAGCTATTACATAAGCCAAACCTTTATCATTTTTACCATTACCAATTCCTTTACGCTTTACCCACAAAGTTAATGCTTCAACCATATCCTTAAACTTGCCTCCGCTTTTACCTTTGAATTGCTGGGCATAAGATTTGAAATCAGCAGGTACATTTACTTGTGGTCCTGTGCCAAATTCAACATAAGCAGAATACGAAGCGTTAGCTGCAACCGAATATGTCAACTCGCCATCCTTTGTAAGTGCTATTGAGTTCCTTAATTGACCAAAGTTTACAGGTGCTAATCTTTTAGCTTGATTTTCTATATTTAGTGCAGATGCGTTTATTTCATCACTTACATCTACTTTTAATGCAGTAGATAATTTATTTAACTTGCCTTCAAGTTCCTTCATACCACCTAAACTTACTGCAAAACCTGCCATTATGCGTACATTAATATTTCGTAAAATCTAAACTGATTCTCTACATCCTTAATTGAATGAATTGTGTACATTTCCCCTTCAGCCTCTATTTTGTACATATTGTTAATTGTTACATCGTACCTGATAAATAATTTAGCAGAACGAGTAAAACTCAATTGTGCCTCTAGTAATGCTCTATTCTCATCTTGTGGTCTAAAATCGCCAAATACAACCTCTTGTAAGGCATAGGTAGTTGTGTAGCCACCTTGCCCATCAGCGGTGATTGTAGGCACATATAAGCCTATTTCCGAGTACATTGTATTCGCATCTACATAGTTTGATTTCTTGCTTCCTAATCTCATAATATTGGGCTTAATCTTGTCCAACGCTGACACGCTCTCCAAGTTTTTTCACAAATACCTGTATTTGAATCTAATCCTCTATTCTCATAGTCATAACTAACTTGGTCTAATATAGCAATCTTTAAATCGTTTGGAATGGTTGTATATCCACAAGTGTAAGTAAACTTTAAGTTTTGATATGGTGGGTTTGTTAATTTAGGAAATTTACCACCTATTAAAGTATAATCTCCAACGGCTATTGTATCACCTTGCTCGTTAATTAAACTTGTTATTGAGTTAACAGGACCATATGGTAATTCAAATTGACTATTCCAATTGGTAAACCATACAACGGCAGTTTTAGGAATAAGACTTAATCCTGTACCCACTTCAACTGCTTCCCTTGCTTGTTTAATCATCAAGGAAATTTGATTGTCATCTACTGAAGTAGTAACCCTGCAATACAATTTTGCCTCTGCTAATGTAACAGGTTCGGTTACAGGTGCGGTCTCGGTTAAAGTAAAATCTATTATAAAATTAGAATATGCCATATCTCTTTTTTACAAATTTACAATAAATATAATAAAAAACCCCACCGATTAAGATGGGGTCTTTTTTATCTAACCTTTAAAACTAGATGTTTCCTAAATCAGCATAGATTGCTGAAGTTGGTTGCATTAAGTTGATGTCTTCATAACACTCAATTCTCGCAGTAACCATATTTTGTTGGAAGTTAGATGCGTTCTCATAAGAGAACTCAATAGCTAATCCTTCAACTTCAACACGCTCACAATAGTTGTTATCCATAATTAAAACCTTGTCATCAGTAACCCAAGATGCAGCAATTACAGGTACTCCCCATATTGTGATGCCACCATTTGGTGAAACGATAACTGAACCATTACCAGCGTAGTAACCAGCAGTGATTGTTTCTTTCAATAAACGACCTAATTGAGCAGGAGATACCAAAGCAACTGAAGCTACAAAGTTTGCAGTTTTTTGGTTACCAATATAGTCAACTAATTGCTTCAA